TTACGGAAGTAAGCTCGAAGTTAAAAAGATATTTTCTTATAGATCAAACATTAATAAAAAATTAACTAAGGACGAATTTTTAAAAGTAAAAGATTGTGAAATAGAAATTCATGTCTTAGATGATAACACAATAGACAATATTTATATTGTTGCTTAAAGAAAGGAAAATATAATGGCAGATCATATAACCAAGCTAACCGAGGTTTACACTCGTTGGCTAAGTAAAGAAGAAAACAAAAACGTAGAAAAAGGGTCAGCAGATGACGTTTTATATAATAATCTTTATACGAACTCTTTAACAAAAGAACAAGAGGATTATCTCAAACGTTTTTGTGATCTTTGGGACGAAGCAGTGGAGCACGAACAAGCGCTCCCTCACTTAATTGAGCAAATCACTCAAGAGAAACAAAGAGCAAAAGACGATGCTCTTTATGACATCAAGAGAGAATATGAAAAATAATATACATTTTCTAAGACTCCGATGTGGGGTCTTGGACAATGTGTAATTGATGCTTTTTGCATATTGTAGGCACGTGGGTTGTCTAAAGTGAACTAAAATGATTTCTTAAGTTTTAAGGGTGTTGGGTTAAATGAGTAACTCAAAGTATCATCATCATAACTTTTGTTATCAATCTTCACAAACCCACTGACCAAAACTTTTTAAAATAGTTGGTTGAAAAAAAAATAAAAACACACATACATATAGTAAGAGATAAAAAAAACTTGAATTTTTTTACAATGTCTCGATATAGTAAGTATAAGAAATAAAGAAAGACCTAGAATCAAACAAATTGCAATTTGTTTGTGGACGCTCTGACTGAATAACGATTTTAAAACAGAGTCGTAAGGTATTGATCTTAGGAAGCATGGCCAAATGGCTGAGGGCCTAAGAAGTAAGTGCGAGTAGATGAGAAACTATCTGTTCTACCGAAAGTTGTGGGTAATAAGTTCAAATCCCACAAGCGTTTATAGGTCTTTCTTCGTTTCAATAAAGGAGGTTCTATAATGTTAGTTATAGTACTTGACCCATGGTAGCCCTTAGGGGCTACTTTTCATTAAAATAAAAGGAGAGCAAACAATGACTAGAGAAGACATACACGAACTCGTATGGGATTATCTTTTTAAGAAAGCATACGATGAGGACAAACTATTCGATGAGATTGAGTATTTACTCAAATCTTTTGATAATTGGTGTGGCTATACTTTCAAAGAAATTTGGGAGTATTGGAATGATGAAAGAGAAAGATATGAATTCGGAGACGAGTTTATTTCTTTTTTAATTAATCACATTACTTTTGAGAACAAAACTTATGACGTAGACGGTATCAAAATAACACCAACACTTAAAAAACAATTACTTGTTTTTAAAAATAAACTAGAAGAAAAGGAGATATAAAATAAAATGTTTGAGATTATAATATATATAATTATAATGATGTTGGTCGGTTGGTTAACATTTTTACCGATCACATGGGACAGAAAAGAAAATAAAAAGAGAGGAAAAAATGAGAAAAAATAAAATTAAAAGAACTGTTCGTCAAATTAATGAGGAACAAAGAGAAAAAAACCGTTGTTATGTTTGTCACAAGAAATTTCCAAAACAAACAAAAACTGTTTATTTAAAGTTAGACGAAACTTATCAAGGTAATATGATTGTTGTCAAAGAAACATCAAACTTAGCGAATAAGACTTTACTTTTGTGGGACGGAGAAAGTTATATTAATTATGACGCTCCATTTTGTGGTAAAAGTTGTGCTACTAAATATGCAAAAGTAGTTATCAAAAAAAGAGGAAAGTCGATAAGAGAAAATTTAGAGTTAGTTGATCTCTTTTCCGATAATTACAGATTGGTGGCTGAGAATGGCAACTGATGTACAAGCTAAGAGGAGATTAGTTCAAGGTAAAAAAATAAATTACAAAACTAATAATCCACAGGTAACACTTGAAGTGATGAGAGAAACTAATGGTTATTTATTATTAGATTTTACTCACTCGAAGTATAGTGGTAAGGCAACTATTAAAGTAAAAATAGACGGTCTTGATAAAAAATTTTATCGTCATTATTTAGATGATAGAAAAGAAGGGAGAGAATAAAATGGAAGCAAAAAAGAAAGCACTTTCAAATGGTTGGATAGAAAACGTTATTGACTATCACAATATTAGTTTGAAAGAAGTTAAAACTATTCTTGATAAAAAAGAATGGAACATCAACAATAAGCTTTATTTAAGAAGACTTAAAGCTAATTCACGATTAACGGTCAAAGGCTAGAGAGAGAGGACTTAATGACTTGGACGATACACCGTGGCTATTTAGGAGACCCTCAAGGTCTCCCAATAGCTGACAAACTGATCTTTGTAAAACACAAAGAAAGAAGCTACGAAGCTATTGCTCTTTACACAGGAGAACATCGCAACGTTTATAAGAAAGATAAAAATAAACTTTTCGATTACTTATCGACTCCCCTCGTTTGGAGCAAAGACAAAGTTGAAAATTTTATGCACACAAACCCAAGATTTATGCAAAGAATTTTTAACCAAAACAACAGGACTTTAGAGATAAAAAACTTTTTAGAGTCAGAAATAAAAAAGGAGAAAGAATAATGAAAGATGAATACTCATGGAAAGACGCAATGCAGAACATCGTTAATGCCATTAATATAGGTATTAAAGAAGAAACTGCGAAAATAAAAGAGGACGAAAAATTACATGTGGAGATTTTAGATAAAAAAACTCACGCAGTCGTAAACGTCACTAGAATAAAAAAGGAGAAAGAATAATGGACGATCAATTAAAAACGGTTGGCATGGTATCAGCTATGTTTGGTATTATGTCAGCAAACGACAAAGAGGGTAAAGTAAAATATCAAAAAAGATTTTTTGAGACAGTCAAAGGAATAAGTTTTCCGAATGATTGGGATAGCTTACCTTTAAAAGAAAAAGAAAGAAGACTAGAAGAGGTGCAAAAGTTAGCACTAGAAACGGAGAAAAAATGACAAAAGCAACAGAAGATGATTACGGTTTTAGCAAGACTATAAACATAACTTATATAGATGCACCTTATGACATTCATATTGTTCAGACCAATAAGGAAGAGGTCAACGTTTATGACCACGGTCATTATTTGTATTCAACAAAGATACCTAGGGTAGATGTCAAATATGTCAGTAGTGCTCGTGAGTTAAAAAAAGCTCGTGAGAATAAACTTATTGATGATGCTAAAAAAAACATCACTTGGTTTCATAATGACGATTCACCTGTTGGTAAGGAGGTAAATTAACCATGAATTGTGAGGCAGAAAATCAATGGAGATATCTTCACGGAAAAAGAAAAATTAAAATAATTTCTCTTTTGGAGAAATATATAAAAGTGAGAAATGTATCTAAAATTGATATACTTAACGAGAAGTTTGATCACGAGATCACAAAACTTCGTACGGAACTAACTAATATTAATAAATTATTAGATGTAATTTAGTTCTTTAATGGGGGGCAAAAGTCCCCCATTTAATCTATTTTAAAATTAATTAATATATTATATAAATAAATAACTTATTTCATGAAAGGAATTAGAAATGACTAAAACAACAAAAAAAGACGCTCAAAAATGGGTGTCACAGATAATGTCTAGAGATACTCAAACTCTATTAGAAAGAATATGTAAAGACACGATGAGAACAAAACCTACTCAATTACACATGATTGTTAAAGAATATTACGATAAATTACAAAAAGTTTAGTATAAATTATTCATAATTTATGATAAATTTGTGAAATGTTGGAGGTTTTAAAAAATCACCCACACTTCTTTGAGAAGACTGTATATAGAGTCGAATATGTTGACGTACCCGACGAAGAAGAAAATATTGTTCAAAAAGTATTGGTAGAGTTTACAGACGGTTCAGAAAAATTATATGATTTTAGTGTTTGGAAACAGATAGCTGAAAAAGGAAAAGAAATATTGGAGAGACGGAGGAATTAATCCCCCATACTCGGACCATGTGGAATTTTATCCCACCAATTTTTTGTTTGACTGTCTTCCTTATACTCTTTGTAAGCACTCTGTTGAGCTATTACATCTTGTAAATAAGCTATAATCAACTTGTTTTCTTGTTCTTCTGTCATTTAAATCTCCTTTTTTTTAGCGTGAACGATCAGTATATCAAAACTGAGGTATAAAAGGCCACACATTTATTTTTGATTTTGGTAAATAAATGGTTTGACTTTTATGATACAGTCGTTCCATGCTTAAATTTTTCTTAATTGGTTGGGCTTGTGTCAGTTCAAGTGGCCAAGAACAGTGTATTAGAGTAGGATCAGAGGTTATTCATGATACTTTTGAGAGTTGCCAACAACACTATGGCCTTATACTAAGTGAAATCTCAAAGGTTGAAGATGTTAATATGCAATTAAATTGTGTTAGTTCAGGAGTAATTGAGGACCTTATGCTAGGTCTTTAACCATTTTGCTAGTTTAGAACGAGTAGGAATAATTTTAAATTTATCACGGTTCACGATCATCAATACAACATTATATATTTTTTGTTCTTTAGTGGGGACCCTGTATATCATTTCTCCACTTCTTCTGTAAGAACCATTTGAAGTTTTAATACTACTAATTCTCTTTGAAGCAGTTTTAACATCAATTCTAAAAGTTTCGTTGTTAGGAGATATTGCCATTAGATCAATTATTCCATGAGAAGAAACATTTTTAAAAACTAAAAAACCTAGCTCTAATAATTTTATTGTAGCTGAATATTCTGAGGTTGACCCTACTAAATGTTTTTTATTTAAAAAATTTTTCAAATCAAATTTATTTTATTTATCCAAGGTTTGGGAATAAGTTGGACTCTACCACAATCAGAATCGCCTTTACGACCTTTGTCAGCAGAAATTATTACGTACTCTTTAGTTTCTTTTACTACATACCCTAGACTCCAAATTTTTGGTGGAGTAATTTTTAAAGCATCTTCTAATTCATGCCAACCACTACCCAATTCGTAGGCATCAATCCACTCTATTTCAACTTTGTTTTCTAAGGCATTTTTCACGCCTTAATTTTATATTATTTAAAATAATTCTCAGGTGTTATTTTTGCTAATTTATCCATTTGTGATTTATCGTTGCTTTTACAGGCTATTCCGTAGGCTTCTTTTCCCATGACAATGGAAAATTCAGATACTTTATTGGCTAATCCTTTGTGAGTCGCTTGACTGACAGATTCCATGTACATATCATCAAAGAGCATGACTCCGTTATCTTTTAATTTTGGCCACCAATTTTCTATATCATCTAAGACTTGATCATATTCATGAGCTCCATCTACGATGATAGTATCAAAAAATTTATCATCAAAACTATCTAATGTTTTTTGGTCATCAGACCTACTTTTAACTAAGTGTAAAAATCCTTGATCAATAAAAGATTTTAAATGTTCTTTTGTTTTTTCATAAAATGTTCCGTCTTTGCCTACAAAATCTTTTAATGTAGCGTGTTCTGAAGAACCTTTAAAAGTATCCAATGCCCAAACATTTATATCTGTTCTTTTTGTATTAACAATATTGGTACACATATAAGTTGTTGACCTACCATAAAAACACCCAATCTCTAAAATTTTTCCATTCTGTGGACAAAAATCCACTGCTTTATCGTACTGTTCATGACCATTGAACCACCCAGGTATGTCATAATATTTCATTGTTTTAATTTCTCCGTTATTGACTCAGCTAATTGTATTGCAGTTTCATGAACTACATTGGCCATGGACCACTTTTCATATTTATCTAAACTTTCTTGCATTTTAATTAACTCGTTAAAGCATTCGCATGCTTCTTTTAACTTTCTATGGTCTATCTTTTCTCTGTTAGGACTCAAGATCATATTAACCACTCCTTAAATTCTTCGCCCATTATTTCAGTAGCGATATTAATTTTAGAACGTAAACTTTTAATTATATTTTCATCTACTGTTCCCTCACAGATAAGATCGACATAAGTCACTTTCTTCTCTGTTCCGATTCTATGATTTCTAGCTTCAGCTTGTTCTCGTATTTCAAGATCATAATCGTTAGAATAAAATATCATAGTATTCGCTATATTTAAAGTAAGACCATAACCCCCTGTTCTTGGGTGTCCTACTAAAAATCTCATGTGATGACTAGGGTCTTTAAATCTTTCTAAAATTTTCGGTCTTTCAGTTGAAGGAGTTTCTCCATAAAAACCCTCTGCTGAGCCTTGTCCATATTTTTTATCTAAAGCTTCAATAACTGTTCTAATGTTATGCCTATAAGAGCACCATATAATTATCTTTCCGTCAGCTTCTTCTACTGTATCAATTAATTCTTTGACTCTATTCTCTGAAAAATCAATTAACTTTCCCTCATCAGTTGTCATGTATCCACAAGCTATTTGATGTAATCTTTTTAACTGAGCAATTAATGTAGCAGTAGTGAGTTGTTCTCCGTCTATCTCAGCTAAAGCTAATTTTTTCATCATAACATATGCTTTCAATTGATTATCGGTCATCGGTACACGTCTCTTTAAATAAACTTTATCAGGTAAATCTAAGGCTTCATCTTTTGTTACACGATAAGAAAAGTCTCTTATTTTCCCTGTCAATTCATCTAATCTTTTGTATCCTGTTACTTTGTTAAAACTTCTACCACCGAAACTCATTTTTACTTGATCACAATATCTAGCTTTAAAAGTATAAATAGAACTAAAACCTAAGAGGTCCTCATTTAAAAAAGCACATTGAGAATATAAGTCTTCAGGAGATTTAGTTATTGGAGACCCTGTTAAAATCACTCTATAACGAGCATAGGAGCCTATCTTAACACATCTCTTAGTTCTTTTAGCTGACCCATTTTTAATTATAGTAGACTCATCAACACACATTAAAGTTTTATCGGTATATGTAAATTTTTCTGCTACGTTGCTACCATTTTTTGTAATGATTGCATCAATGTTCATAACTAACACTTTTAATTTATTATCTGTTGAAAATAATTTTAATCTAATTTCTTGTTGTTCTTTTTTTGTTTTAGCTCCTTCCCAAACATGAACATCATATTCAATATGCTCTGCTAAATGTTTTGCTAATTCTTCTTGCCAATTATATTTAATTCCATTTGGACAAATAACTAAAAGATTATTTACTTTTCCGTTATCAAATAAAATAGACACACCGTCTATTAAAACTTTTGTTTTTCCACAACCCATTTCCATAAACAAAGCATACTCAGGTTTATCTTGATCAAATGAATTCATCATTCCAGCAAGGCCCACCAATTGATGTTCCATAGGCTTAGTTTTAAACTTGTATTTATCTACCAACATATGTAATATTTTATTCTATAAAAGAGAATATAATAAATGATACAAAAAAGTAAAGTGTATGTTATTCAAAACGTACTTAGAAAATATCCTGACGGAACACTAAGATCACTAGATTACAGTCAAGCAGAAAGATTTGGAGAAGTTATATTTTTGTTTGACGGAAGCAAGCAAGTTGTAATGTCTCCACAACCAACAATTAGAAAACTCAAATCTCTTCTAAAAGACTTTAAAGACAACGATTATTTACTTTTAGTTGGAGATCCCGCCTTGATTGGGTTGACATGCTCAGTTGTTAGTACTATATCTAATGGTAGATATAATATGTTAAAATACGATAGGATAGAAAAAGATTACTTTCCTATCAGAGTTGACATTTATAACTAAGAATAAAAAAGGAGAATAAATATGGCTATTAATTTAAGACGAGACGAGAAAGATTTTCAAGTAACTGAAGTAGACCCTATTTCAAAAGGCTCTCAAGATTATTTGAAAGCTGAAAAAGAAGTTGAGGACTTAGAGGCTTTACTTAAAGTTAAAAAAGAAGCTTTACGTAGAGCAAATGAAAATCTAGTTCAATTATTTGAAGAGCGTGGTGTCACTTCAATTAAAATGAGAGACGGTTCTAATGTAGAAATAAAACCATTTTATACAGGAACAATATCTAAAGACAGACAAGTAGAAGCTTTTGCATGGCTTCGAGATAATGGATATGAGGACTTGATTAAAAACCAAGTCATAGTAAAGTTTGGTAGAGCTGAAGATGATAAAGCAAAAAAACTTTTTTCAGACTTAGCTAACCAAGGGCTCGATACTGACAGAAATGTTAAAGTCGAACCTTCTACTCTAAGAGGTTTCATTCGTGAACTTATTGAGAGTGGAAAAGAACTTCCTATGGAAACTTTTGGAGTTTTTGTAGGACACAAAGTCAATATCAAGAAAGGTAAATAAATGACAGAGACAGTAAAAAAGCAAGTAGCGAAAAGCGAAAAAAAAGAAGTTGCACAAGTAAGTGCGATATTAAGATCAGCTCCACTTTCAAAAAGAGATGCTGATGATTACTCAATACCTTATTTAAATATGCTAAGTAAGGGTTCACCTCAAGTAGATGAGGAGAATGAAAAATATATAAAAGAAGCTAAAAAGGGACAAATATTTAATACAGTTACAGAGGTTTGTAGTGATGTATTAACAGTGTTGCCTGTTTATTATAGAAGACGATACGTGGAGTGGTATAATGACAGAACTAAAAATAAGTCCCCTGTAAATGAATTCACTCCTGAAGAGTTTCAAACTTTTCAAAAGCAAGGTAAAATTGTTCGTGGTGATGATAAGAAAGATCGCTTTGTAGGTAAAGGTGATTCTTATGTAGAAAACACTGCTGAACATTATGTTATCGTTATCGATGGTCAGAGTTGGTATAAGGCCCTAATAAAAATGAAGGGTTCACAACTTAAAAAGTCAAGGCAGTGGAATTCAATCATGTCAAATCAAAGACGTGTAGACGGTGATGAGATTTATCAGCCTAAGGATTTTGCAATGGCATATGACCTGTCAGGTAAACCTGAAAAAAATGATCAGGGAAGTTGGCATGGTTGGGCTATCAATCAAAATAAATGGATTGACGAATTAGGATTAGTTAAAATTGAGGACATTTTAGCTGACGCAACTCAATTCGAAAAAAGTATTCACAGTGGGGAGTTAAAAGTTGCTCCTCAGTCAGATGAAACAAGTTCCCCGCAAGGGGAGTCCTCGCAGAGTGGTGATATACCATTCTAATAGCCGCGTAAATTGAAGACGTTTTCTTTATTTTTTCGTCTTCAAAGCTGAGGTGCGATTTTTTCCGGCCTCCTTTCGGGTCGTGCCTCAGCAAAAAGCTATTATTGTGAGGAATTATGGAGCTAGAATTAGTACAAAAATTTAAGGATATATTTACAGGGCTAGAGAGAGCTCATGGTGTATTCGAAAAAAAGAATGAACCCCAAGAAGGTGTAAAGGTTGAGGCTCATATGAAAACGGTCCACGAGCCACCGTCCTTAGAAAAATTTGAATCACATCTTAAAGGAGAATATCCTGCAATGGGTATCGTTCCGATTAACGATGATGATAAATGTAAGTTTGGTGCAATAGATATTGATGTCTATCCTTTAGATCACAAATCATTATTAAAAAAAATAAAACAAAAGAAGTTTCCTTTAATTATGTGTCTATCAAAAAGTGGTGGCGCACATTTATATTTATTTACAAAAGATTATGTCTCAGCGAAAGACATGCAAACTAAACTTAGCGAAATGGCAACCACCATGGGTTTCCCTAAAGCTGAAGTATTTCCTAAACAAATTGAACTCTATCAAAGAGAGGGAGAAGAAAAAAGAGATACAGGAAGTTGGATTAATCTACCTTATCACGGAAGAAGTCGTTATGGCCTCAACAGTGTTGGTAGTGCTTTAAGTTTAGAAGAGTTTCTTTCTTACTACGATAACCTTGTTGTTGGTGCTCTCAAGTCGATTAAAACCGATTTCAAGAACGAGGTTATTAAAGACGGACCTCCATGCCTACAAATACTTACTGAACAGGGTGTCTCCGATGGCTCCAGGAATAACGCTCTGTTCAATGTAGGCGTTTACTATCGAAAAGCAGACCCTGATAGTTATAAAGAGTTAATCGAAGAGTATAATAGAAACTATATAACACCACCTTTAAAGTCAGATGAAGTATTAATAGTTATAAAACAAGTCAGTCAGAGTGATAACAATGGTGCTCCTAAATATATGTATCGTTGTTCTCAGCCTCCTATCGAGTCTTTATGTAATAAAAGACTTTGTAAGAAAAGAAAGTTCGGTATTGGTAGCGAAGGTGATAGAGACCATCCTGTTTATTCTGATTTAAAAGTTTATAAATCTGATCCTCCAAGATACTTTCTCAACGTTGATGACAGAAGAATTGAAATATCAAATACTGAGGATTTGATGACTCATAAAAAAATTATTCAAGCTTGTTTGGAACAATTAAATACAGGAATTATGAACATGAGTTCTGCTGAATGGAATCAAACATATAGTGATTTATTTGAATCTATATCAATAGATCATCCTCCTGAAGAAGTTACAAAGAAAGGTGAGTTTAAGGAACTGTTAGAGGAGTTTTGTTTACATCAAGGAGAAGCTTTAACTATGGCTGATATATTTTTAGGTAAATCTTATACTGAGGAGGGGTTTACTTACTTTGCTTTAAAAGATTTAATGGACCACTTGAAAAGAAATGATTTTAAGGAATCAAGACCTTGGGTGACTATGAGATTAAAAGAGGAGTATAATGCAGAAGATTTAATTAGAACTGTTAAAAATACAAGGGTTAGACTATGGAAGATTAAACAGTTAACAATAGAAGAAGTTAGTCTTGAGGTTCCTAATATGAAACAACAGAAAGATATAGAGGAGGACATACCATTTTGAAAAAACTAACTTCACAGGTTCAAACTGATCAAATCACAGATGAGATCAGCACAATGTTCGATTACAAATTTAATGGTCAAACTGAGTTTGAGCTTCCTAATTTTAGAAATATAAACAATGATTTTAATATAGGATTAATAGTAGGTGCATCAGGAACAGGTAAATCAAGCTTGTTAAAAGATTTTGGAGAAGAAGAAATTATAAATTGGGATAAAAACAAAGCAGTTTGTTCTCACTTTACAACATCTGAAGAAGCTCAAGAAAGATTGTCATCAGTTGGTTTCAATACTATTCCCTCTTGGATGAAGCCTTATCACGTCTTAAGCACAGGAGAAAAGTTTAGGGCAGACTTATCAAGACGCATAAAAGAAAATGCAATCATTGATGAGTTTACAAGTGTGGTAGATCGTAATGTAGCTAAGTCTTGTTCTAATGCTTTACAAAAATTTATAAGAAATAAAAATATTAAAAATGTTGTCTTTGCTTCTTGTCATTATGACATCATTGATTGGTTGCAACCTGATTGGGTTTTCGATACGAACTCAAGCAAAGTTGTGACAAGGGGGTTACTTAGGCGACCCAAGGTCGTTTTGGAAGTCGTTCCTTGTTCACCCAAAATTTGGCCATACTTCGCTGACCATCACTATCTCACAGGACACATCAGTAACGCATCACGATGTTGGCTTGGAACATGGCAAGGAGTTCCAGTTGGATTTGCTTCAGTCATTTTCTTCCCCTCAGGAACAATCAAAGAAAAAGCATGGAGAGAACACAGGACAGTGATATTACCTGACTTTCAAGGATTGGGATTAGGAGTTCGTTTATCGGAAGCAGTAGCACAACAATTCACGAAGATCGGTCATCGTTTCTTTTCTAAAACAGCACATCCTCGTTTTGGTGAATATAGAGAGGCACATCCTGAAAAATGGAGACCAACAACACATAACAAACAAAATAGAAAAGATGATTACGAAAAAGAATTAAAAAGATTAGAAGAAGGTAAAACAAAAATAAGAACTTTTGGTGGTTATTCTCAAGAATTAAGAGAAAGACATAAGGAAAGGGTTTGTTACGCACATGAATTTATTGGATAAGAAAATACCCACAGTTGTTATTGGTCCACCAGGCACAGGTAAAACCACTTTTATATTAAATAAAATTGAAGAATATTTATCGAAAGAAATTTCTATTGATGAGGTAGCTTTCTTTTCTTTTTCAAATAAAGCAGTAGACGAGGCCAAACAAAGAGCTTCAGAGAAGTTTAAAGTTCCCATGAGTCATTTAGAACATTTTAGTACAATGCACTCTTTTGCTCTGAGGCAAATGGGTTTAACACGAGAACATATAATGAGTAACAATGATTGGAGGAACATATCAAATGAACTTAGGATTAATATTAACGTTAATAATGATGATGACATATTTTTCAACAACTATGACGACAAATATGTTGATCTTATAGAAAAGTCAAAAAGGAGAGATATTTCGTTAAGGGAGTGTTGGGCTATGTTTGCTAAGGACATAATTTGGCATAAACTAGAATACATAGATAAGGGTCTAAAAGACTACAAAAATTTCGGATATAAGAAGTTTACAGGGGGTACAAATGGATATCTCGTAAAAGATCAAGGGCCAAAAATAGATTTTACAGACCTTATAAAAAACTATGTTGAGGGTAGTTTCTATAAGTCTTTTAAAGTTGTTTTCTTTGATGAGTCTCAAGACATGTCTACTATACAATGGAAAATGGCAGAAAAGATTTGGAGGAACTCTGATAAGTCTTATTTAGCTATGGACCCTAATCAAGCTATATATACTTGGGCAGATGCTGATGTGGGAAAAGCGATTCAAATAAAAGAAGAAGCTGAAGAATTAATTGTTTTAGATCAATCAAAAAGAGTGCCAAGAAAAGTTTGGGAAGTAGTTAATCGTGTAGAAGAACAAATCATTGGTTATGACGATATTAAATGGTCTCCAGCAAATAGAGACGGTGCAGTAGAATTTATAAGGGGTATTTATCATTTAAATATGGATGAGGGTTCTTGGTTAATTATGGGACGAACAAGAACTATTCGTGATGACATGGAAGAAGTTATGAGAAAGAAAAATATTTTTTTTAGGGTAAAATTAAAAGATAATAAATACAGATATTCAGTTAAAACCCAAGAAAGAAATGCTATACTAACTTGGAAAGACTTAATGAGACAGGAGAAGAATGAGGTTCCCATTAGATTAGTAGAAAATTTATACAAGTGTCTAGGAAAAGAATTTGTTTTGAGAGGTAATAAGAAAAAAATATCTGAACAAAGAAAAGCTTTTCCTGATAAGAAATTATCTTTTTTAGAACTCAGAGATGATTTTGGATTACAAGCTGAGTTCGGAACTCCTTGGACAGAAGTAATGACAACAATTAATACAGAAACTGTTGCTTACTTAGAAAATTTAGAGTCTAGAGGAGAAAATTTAGCTTTAGAGCCACGAGTAACTTTATCGACCATACACCAACAAAAAGGTGGAGAAGCTGATAATGTTATCGTGTCTTTAGACATAGGAAAAATGGCGTATGAGGAATATAGGGTCAATCCTATAAGTGAGCACAGACTTTTCTATGTGGCGTTTTCAAGGGCTAAAGAAAACCTTTTTATAATAACACCACAATCAAGAGAGGCTTATAGAATATGAGTAAACAAATTGGTATGTTCAAACCAAAATCTGAATGGGTTCCACCTATGGATTTCCCTAACATTAAAGACGCTGATAAAATTGCAATTGATTTAGAAACTAAAGATCCTAACATCATGGAGAAAGGCCCAGGTTGGGCCACCAATGATGGAGAAATAATTGGAGTTGCCATAGCTGTTGATGGTTGGAAGGGATATTATCCTATTAGACATGAGACAGGATTTAATCACGATTCACGGGTCGTGTTTGATTGGCTAAATGAAATGCTCTCAGGAGAGGGAGAGAAAATAGCTCACAATGCCACCTATGATTTTGGTTGGTTAGAAGCTGAAGGAGTTAAGTGGAATGGTCGTATCATTGATACAATGATCGTTGCTCCTTTGATTAATGAGAATAAATTTAGTTATTCTCTGAACGCAGTTTCTAAAGAATATTTAGCTGAAAGTAAAAGTGAGTTTTTATTAAACGAAACTGCAGCACAATGGGGTGTGAATCCTAAGAGTGAAATGTTTAAAATACCTTCTCAGTATGTAGGAGAATACGCAGAGCAAGACGCTGTTTTGTCTCTAAAATTATGGAACAGATTAAAACCTGAAATATCACAACAAGATTTGGAAACAGTATTTAATTTAGAAACTGATTTAATTCCTATCTTGATGAAGATGAGAAAAAAAGGTGTAAGAGTAGATTTAGAAAAATTAAAGAAAGCAGAAAAGTCTTTTATAAAAAAAGAGAATGAACTTTTAAAATACGTTTTTGGTGAGACTAATTTAAAATGTGATATATGGGCTGCTCGTTCCATTGCTACTATCTTTGATCATTGTAAAATAGATTATCCTAAAACAGATAAAGGTAATCCTTCTTTTACAAAAAACTTTTTAGAGTTTCATCCTCATCCTATTCCAAAAGCAATTGTTCAAGCTAGAAACTTTAACAAAGCACGGACCACGTTCCTCCATACGATAGAAAGATATCAACATAAAGGTAGAATACATGCTAACGTCAATCAGTTACGAACCGAGAACGGTGGTACTTTGACAGGGAGATTTAGTTATTCTAATCCCAACCTTCAACAAATTCCTGCTAAAGATGATGCTAATTCTGATATAAAAATAGGTTCTTTAATCAGAGGTTTATTTTTACCTGAAGAAGGAGAGCAATGGGGTTCTTTCGACTATTCACAACAAGAGCCACGTCTCGTTAGTCACTATGCTAATATAGTTAAATTGGAGGGGGCTGAAAAAATCGTTAAAGCTTATAATGAAGATAAAACCACAGACTTTCATACAATCATGGCTGAGATAGGAAATATACCTCGTAAAAGCGCTAAAACGATAAATTTAGGACTATTTTATGGCATGGGTGTGGGTAAGTTATCCGATCAATTAGGAATTGATCCTGAGGAGGGTAAATCGTTAATTAAACAATACAATGAAAGAGTTCCTTTTGTAAGACAATTAGCTGATGCAGTTTCTGATCATGCTCAAAAAAAAGGTGCAGTTAAAACTTTTTTAGGTAGAAGATGTCGTTTTGAGTTATGGGAGCCTAAGGCATTTGGTTCTTATAGGGCTTATCCTTTAGACAGAGCTAAGGAAGAATATGGAGAATATACTCCTTTGAAAAGGTCAGGGACGTATAAGGCTCTTAATAGATTGATACAAGGATCAGCAGCAGATCAAACAAAAAAAGCCATGGTCAATCTTTACAAAGAAGGCATAATACCAATGATTCAGATTCATGATGAATTGGCCATAAGCTTTAACGGAGATAAAGAAATGCAAGAAAAAATAGTAAATGTAATGGAAAATTCAATTGAAATGAGTGTTCCATCTAAAGTAGACGTAGCAACAGGAAATAATTGGGGGGAAGCAAAATGAATTGTTGGCATTGTAATTACGAATTAATTTGGGGTGGTGATCATGATATCGAAGAAGATAATGAAGAATATTGTATTGTGACAAATTTAAGTTGTCCCAATTGTGACAGCTACGTTGAAGTTTATCTTCCTCAAGAAAAAAAGGTAAATTTAAAAGTAATCAAAGGAGAAGAAAATGAGAATAACTTATAATAATGGTGAATTAAACTTGTCTATGACTCATGATGAGGCAGAGCACATATATAAAAACAAAGGCAGAAGTATATCGATGGATATTAGTTGGTTGAAAGTTTTACATGAGGACATATCTAAATGTGTCTTGGCTCATTGGTCAAGAGTTGAGGTGTGGGATGCACTAGAGTCACATCAGAAAACTGTTAATAGCAAATCTAAAAGTAAAAAATAAATGTATGTTCTCTAACTAATAGGAGAACATTATGATTGAATTACTTAAAAAACTAACAAACTTTATTACACTTGAACATGACTCAGACAAAGCTCTCAAAGAATTTTTAAGAGCAGAATATAAAAAAGATTGGGAATCAGCTTACGTTTGGTTTTTAGAAGAAGGTTGTTTGCCTCCTTCCACAAGAAGAAATGACTAAGTATTAGCTACTATTTCAGCTAAATGTTCACATCTATTTGTGGTTTGTTTATGCCACCTAGAGTCTTTCATTTCTTCGGCCGCTTCTTTCCACTTTTTAACTCTCATGTTTTTCCACATTTTGGAGAAGTTTCGAACACCTTGAGTTCCTAGCTGAAAAACCATTTCCACGATTACATGTTCTATATGAGTAGGCAAATCGTGACCAATACATTCTTGTATCAATAAGTCAGCTCCTGCTGCTGCTCTATTTAAATCCAAATCAAATAGCTCATCTATTTCTTCTCTAGAAATTTTCTTTCCCTCAGGAAATCTTTCTCGTTCGTGAGGCTGAATAAGATGGCCTATGCCGATCGTGGCTTTTCCTAAACTATCTAAATATACGTGGTCAACTATTCCTTCCGCAGAAGTGACTCTAGCTTTTAATTCATCTGTAATTTTTATCATTTTGAACCTATACCCCAATGTTCTTCATGTGGGTCTTTTTCTTCCTTTCTTTTAAAAATGTTTATAATAAATTTCAATAATTTCATTTATCTTAATTTATACCCTAAACCATTGTATTTGTCTACACTTCCACCGTTTTTAAATACAAAACTTAATCCACCTTCTATTCCTTTATCACCGATTCCTACGTTATAATTTACAGGAGTGTTATTAAACATAAATTGATCTTTGTACCCTATTCTATTTGGATCAAACGGATCAAATTGTATTTTATTTAAATTATATTGTTGAGCTAAGTTTTGTAAATTTTGTAATTCACCTAATAAATTTATTCCTACGTTGTCTGCTCTTGCATTAACTAAGGAATTTTCAAAATTAGTCTGATTATTTATATTATTGGGCTTTGCTTTAAAAGGAAGATTATCTAACATTGTTCTTTTTGGCAAAAAATCATAAATTTCATCAAACTCTTCATTAGAAAGAGTGCTCGGTAGTGCGTCCAATGATTGATTATTTATTTGTTGATTATCAAAGGTAGGACCTACAAAACTATCAGTTGGCATTCCTTCAAAAAGATCTCCTCTAGCCTGTGGAACAACAGTTTCTATACCACTAGGAACAGTAAAAAAATCTTTACCTTTTTGATATAAACCTCTTAATAATTGAATAATGGGAGGGCCTTTTTCTTTAAAACCTTGTGCTAAGTTTGTTAATCCAAATCTAACATCGGATCCTATTTCACTTAATGTAGGTCCATACTGTCTAGCTAATCTTTCTCTTTCAGCGGCAAGATTACGAGGAGCATCAGCAGTCATTTGTAAAAGATTTGAGGAACCTTGAACAGGTTTTGTATATAAATTTTTAAAACGTTGACCCTCGTCAGCTTGTGTTATTCTTCTTAATGCTCTGTCATCAGATACATCTGGTCTATTGGAAAAGAATTCTCTACGACCTCTAGCAATATCTAAATCTCTAGCAATATCTGCTTTGCTAGTTCTAGCTCTACTAGCGTCAGCTTTTAATTGTGAAATTCTACTAGGTTTTTGTGCAAAAGGAGGAGCCATTATGCTACCACCTGTGGTCTTTTAAATTTTTTAGACTCATAGAGGTTCACGATACCTCCATCTGCTGCATTAAATAGAGGTAGGCCAACAGATTCTAAACCAGCCATGGTTTGTGTATTAGTCGCTCCACTACCTTGTCCTCCTAAAGAAGCTATATCAACTTGAGGAATATTAATAGGCTCTATTAAAGGAACATTAGTTTGTCCTCTACTTACAGGAATTTCTTCTTTAGGAGTAGAGTTAATAGTTTCAATATCGTTAAGCATTTGTTCTTCAAATATATCTCCATCGTAATCATCAGCCATATTATCTAAAGTTTCTGTAGCAATTTGACCAAATTTAGTCAGTTCTTCTATCTCTCTTTTATGTTGTTCATAAGCTTCAGTTCCCTCTTTAAAATCTTCTTTTAATTTATCAACCAAAGTCATCTGTATTAAACGAACCATATTAGAATATCTTGTTTTATAGTTAGTGGCATTATCCATTGCTTTGTAAAAAGCTCTAGCTTTTTTAGGATCTCCTAAAATATTAGCCATGCTTCTTAGTCTTAAAAAGAAAGCTGGTGCACCTATCCCTGATTTTAATCCTACAAACCCTCCAAAAAGAATACCCATTAACCCTGTGGTTAAATTAACTGCACCAATGGAAAGTTTTTTATTCAAAAGACCTGCCGCACTAGGAATAAATGTATTTCCTCTTGCAACTAAAACATCTAAAAGTTTTTCTAATTGTTGTCCTGATATAAATTCTTTTGGATTCCTAGCGTGTAAAAGATCAAAGGCTGTCATAACTCCTTTTTTCATTTGATCATTTGTTCCAAAAATACCATTTCTGAATTTAACAGGATCAAAGTTTAAAAAGTTTTTAGTAGCAGAAAAAGTAGAAGTATTTTCACCTGAAGCTTTTAAAGCTTTTATAGCTCCGTTCATACTATCGTCCATAAGCTTAAATACAAAACTACCGAAAACATTAGGATCACTACCTGTTAATTTAAAAAGTTGTTTTACTGCTTGAGGAGAGTTTAATTTTTGCATTAAAGGTTTAAAAATTTGATCATAGTATTGAGTTCCTTCTTTTGAGAGAGGAGTTTGATATAATTGATTAACATTATAAGTCTGAGTTATTTTTGTCCCAGGTGCTCCAGGAAGATCTATGACTTTTTTAACGGTGTATCCTTCGTCACCAAATCCAACTAATTTAGCAAAATCATTTGTATCGGTTCCTTGTCTATATTGTTGAGTCATTTTTGCAAAAACACCTTTATCAAAAAAGTCTTTTCCCATAGGCATAGCGCCATCTCTCTCTACTCCAAATCTAAATACATCATCTGCAAACTTTTTAGCCTCTCTAAGTAAGGCTACTTTACTTGGATCTAATATTCTTGGTAAAATTTGTGAAGTAACCTGACCTGCTTGATTTACTGTGAAGGCTCCTCCTTCAGTAGCTGTTACGTAACCTAGGTCCTCTATAAAATCGGTTTTAAGACCATCTATTAAAGCTCTAGTGGTGCTGTCCTCGTAAGGAAGTGAGTCATAAATGTCATTTAATTCATCTCTATAAAATTTGTAATCATCTATGGTAAGTTTTTTTCCTTTAGAATCTTTTATAAATCCTTTAGCAAATTTATAAAAAGGAGTATCTTTTAAAACTTTTGAAGCTTGACTGTCTGCTTTTTTTATAAAGGCAACAAGATTGGATCTTGTTTTTATCATAGGAAAAATAGATGTCCCCTTACCAAATAATTCATCTATTTGCCTGTAAAAGTTATCATAAGCAGCTCCTGTTACTGCTTTCCATTCTGCTCTACCTTTAAGCATTGATTCTAAAAAAGTAGTTGTAGCATCTTTACCTGATCTAGGTGCAAAAGCAGCAATCATCTTGTCTACCTTATCTTTAATAATAGGTCCTTGTTCTTTAACAAATGCTCCTGCTCTGTCAGCAACTAAAGGTAGCCTACCAAAAGATTTTAGAAAAGATGATGCAAAGGTACCTGACTCTTGTGCAACATCTGCTAAAATTGGTTTTACTCCTACGTCATAAAAATCTTTTAATTTTTTTCTAACAGCGTCATTAGCTAAAATTATATTATTCTTACCTATACCAAGTGTCTTAAATATACCAAGACCAATTAATTCGTTCATACCTTCTGTTTTTAAATTCTCAGGAAGCTTTGCTATAATTTCGTCTATTGTTTCCTCGTCTCCATCTAAATAACTACTGTAAGTATCGTAAGCGAAACCAGCACTGCCTGCTAGTGTACTTGCTGCAAGAAAACCTAATATGGTTCTTTGTTTAATTTTTGTTTTCATTTTCTTAGTAACAGGAAGTTTATCAATGGTTGCTTTTTGAAAATCCCATAATTTTTGAAAAACAGTTTTAAAAGCTTTTTGACCTGACCCTCCCTTTGGAATTTTGTCAGGATTTTTTGCAAAATAATTTAAAATTAAAGGACCTGCTATTGATCCTGTAATGGTTGACACCTCTTTTGGTAAGTATGCCTCTAATCCTACTTCGTCCACTAAACCTTGAATGTAAGCATTATATTCTTCTTGTTTCTCACTAGAGACTTGTTGTCTTACATCAAATCCTAAAAAACTTTCTAAAAAAAAAGATTTTTCATTTTCATTTTCAATTGGAGAATAATCTTCCTTAAAAGGAGAATCACCCATATAAATTATTTTTTGACCGTCTTTTTCTTCAATATCTAAATAAACTGGTTGAGTAAAACTAGGAAAATTTAAAGCTGGAACTGATCCCTCGATTAGTCTAGTTCCTTGAAACTCAGATTCATCAACAGGAATAAACTCTGCATACGGATTGTTTTCTAATCCTAAATCCCCTATTTCGTCTGTTTTTTTAGGGATAAACTCTTCATAGGGATTATTTTCCACCATGAGACTATTCCCCTGTCCCGTATTTCTCGTTAAATAATTCTAAAAATTTTGGTTTAATATCTTCAACAGTGGCTCCTTGACTAATAGAATAAATGGCTCCTGTAAAAATAGGATCAGTTAATAGTTGAGGATATTTTTTTAAATCAATGTTAGGAAGGGCATCCAATAAAGTGCTTTGTAAATTATCTGCACTAAAGTCTTCTTTTGAAGGAAGCTTAATAGGCTCTTTAGGCGCTAAAGTAGCTCCATATTCTTCATTAAATATTTCAGGCTTTTTATACTCTAACGATCCTTGACCTAAACTATCTCTGTATGTGTTCATTTTATCAAAAACAGTTTTATGAACAGCCATTAAACTTTTTCTAATACTAGAAGCTGAACTTAGTGCTCCATAATCTAGTCTTTCTTTAGCTATTGCATCTATGTCTTTTTGAACAGCTCTGTATCTAGAAGCACCTGCTTCTGTCTCAGCTACTAATTTAGGAATTTTCATCATGTCTTCTAAGGTTTGTTGAAGTTCAGGATTATTGAGGACTAACGATTCAGGTAACCCTTTTCCAATTAATTGAGTTAAAAGTTCATCCACGGTATTAGATATGTTAGCATATCCTCTTAATGTATTACCTAAAACACCCACTGTTTCAGGCTGTGTGTAAGTCCTTGCAACTAAATCTTCTATTGCTGCAAGTGTTTCATAACCTGTATTGTGTCTAAGACCTAATATTCTATTGGATCCATCCAACTTAGTTATATCTATTCTTCCAGGTCCTGGAGCAAAAGGATCTATATTTAAATCTGCAAAAGCTTCGTCAGACATTATATCAATAAGTCCACCATCTGTTGCTACTTCACCACCTATGGGATTATCCTCAGTTCCCTTGTCTCTTTTTACTATTTCACCACCTTGTGCTTCATTTAAAATGGGATCAGGCATTTGTATTATATTTGTACTTTGCGTATCTAAAAAACTTTTAAAAATAAGTTTTGATGCTTTTAATTGAGAAGCCTCTTTTAACGTATCAAATTCAGCTTTTCCACTTTCAGTGCTTAGATCAATCACAGTGTTTATTTCTTTTACAATAGGTCTACCATCTTGATCTAACTTATTGGTTACATAGGTTCCTGTTACGGTTATTAAATTTTCAGCTTTGAACTTATCAGGCTTAATAACGGACATCACTCCTGAAGTATTTTTTTGAACTATTGTTCCGACTGGAAGAGATTCAGACACACCTGAACCAAAAGTACTATCTATAACTTCATTGTTAGTTCCTACAACTCCTACGGTTCCCACACCCTGATTTTTTTGATTTTCTAATGCTAAATCAAAAGACTTACCTAAAACAAATTTTTTCATTTCTTTAGCATCAGCTTTTTGAGATGAATATTCACTTAAAGCTAGCTGTAAAGGTAATTGTTTTTCTTGTGATTTTATTTTTAAAGCCATTGGTAGAGCAGTGCTTGTAGCTTCATTAAATCTATCCAATGCTGATTCAACAACATTATCTCCTCTAGCAACATCTAAACCAAACTTAGTCACTCCACTAAGAAAAGGAATTTTAAGCGCCTCCTTTTGAGAGTCATACAATCCAAGCTTACCTATTGATGCTTTTTTATCTGCTAATATTTCAGCAAAAGTTTGAGGTTCTGTTGCCATTCCTGATAATTGAGTAAGAATTGCTTCAGGTGAACCTGACGCTAAGACATCTCCTGCTCCTGCTGTATAAGAAGCCACCCCTAAATCAGACATTTCAGGTCTAGTATATAAACCAAAGTTTTGTATTTGATCTAAAGAAAGAGGACCAACCATTCCTGAATAAACACCGTCTTCTCCAGGTCCATTAGCCAAATGTACAATACCACCCTGTGCAGCCATTGGAATAGGTCCTTGAGTCATCATTTGTTGTCCTTGCTGAGTTTGAGCAATACCTTGCTGTTCTTTCATTTCAAAAATAGGTTGCACTAAAGCTAGAACAGATAAAGGTGTGTCAGTAGCATCTTTTTCACCAACAACGCTTGCTAGTTCTTGAACTCTTCCTTCCATAGGAACTTCGTCTCCACGAACCTCATTCATTAATTCAACATATTGTTCAGGAGAAACTTTAGCGATACCCTCGTTTGACGGATCACGGTCCACGGACATCTGTTCTTCTTGATCTAATCCATCAGCAATGCCAACAGCATCAGACTTCATTTCACCACCTTCAGCTTGTTCTCGTATATCTACTTGTTGTCTTGTGGGTTTTGGTCTATCGCTTGTAAATACATCAGCTATAAATGGAGCAATAGAACCTCCTCCTCTATTT